AATTGTTAGAGAACATGGAGAAATAAATGAGAAGAAATCACTACTTTCAGAAGATAAATATTCTGAGTTACTAAAAGGTGCGCTCCAAGCTAGAGGTGTTCCAAAAGAAAAGATTTTGAGTATTCTGGCATCTAGAGCAAAAGTAGCAAGAGTTGGAAAAGGAGCACTCGATGCATCCAAGGGAATAAGGAGAATTTAAAATGAAAGAATTTTTTAAGAATCTATGGAACAATAAATTAGTAAAGATAATTGGGAGTATTGTGGTTGGTCTTCTTGTTTTGTCTCTTGTTTTTTATGTAGCTAATACATGGCCAAGACAGAGCGTCATAGATCAAATTGTAAAAGAGAGACAAGTAGAAATTGAGAAGAAATTTCAAGAACAAATTGATTTGAAGAATGGAGAAATTGATTCTCTAAATACTAGGATAGCACAATCAGAACAAGAATATGCAAGTCTCAAATCAAAATATTCGAAACTTAAGAAGGATTACGCAAATGTGGAAAAACCAAAAGACACTCAAGATACTAAGCGTAGGCTTAATGCTATGGGCTATACTACTCGTTAGTCCTGTATATGCGCAAACATCTCAACCAGATGTTTGTCTTCCAGCAGAAACAGCTGCGCAAGTTGTTGTAGATCTTGAAAAAGCTAAGATCATGCAGCAACAAGTAGACCTTCTAGAAAAGCAAACCCAGGAACTAGAAAAGCAAGTTGAATTATTAAAACAAATTGGTACTCTACAAAAAGAGCAGGTAGATATTTCTAAACAAACCATTGATGATTATAAAAAATTGATGGAAGATAAAGATAAAATATGTGAACAAAAGATAAAAGATGCTAAACCCGGATTCTGGACTACTGTTACTCAGTATGGAATATTTACAGCTATTGGTGTTGTAATTGGTGTATTAATTATGTAAGGAGATTCTTATATGTATAAAGATTTTTTACACGAAATTATAATCAATGCATTAACCGAAGATAAAATTACACATGAAATGTTTGAGAAATTACAAACCAAAGTTGAAAAAATGAATAACTTTGAAGCATGGAAACTTATTAAAGAACAAGAAGCAACAATTATGCAATTAGCTAGAAAGATTCCTGGTCAGAATTTAAAAAAGATTGCTTCTCCAGATCTTATGTTTAGAAGAAATGTACATAAAGCACTAAAGCATTTTGGTGGAGATATTCCAAGTTCAGTAGGAATTAAAGGTTATCGAAAAATGATTGATAAAGTTTATCCAAAAAAAGGACTTCCAAATAAGTTTATGAAAGCGATGGGAGATGTTGAAAAGATACCAGGATCTAGAGCTGAAAAAACTATGACAGATTTTTATAAAAGAAGACAAGAATTATATGATGCAGCTAAGAAACGGAATAAAACTCCAGAATTAAAAAGGATAATTAAAAGAATGGAAACTAGGGCTGCTTCTGTTGAGAAATACCCACCAGTTTAGAGCCTCTTTCTGGAGTAAATATACGAAAGGATAATTGTATGTCATCGAAGTGTGCACTTTGTAATCCAAAAGAGAAGGATTGGGAAGAACAAGGGTTCTATGGATCTAGATGTGGAATGTGTAAAGCAAATACAGCATTCCTTGTTGCTTCAGAACACAGACAAAATATTGAACCACATGAAAGAGAAATTGTTAGTCAGTTAATTGAAAAATATTATCCTGGTTTTAAAGAAAAAAATATGAGTAAAACTAATAAGTTTCATTGGTATGCATTTTTAGTTAAAGAGGGACAATAATGCCTGACAATAAATATCTAAGTTATTTACAAGAATCTAAAGAAGAAGATGATATAAAGAAGGCAATCCGACAGACCAAATCAGAATACAAAAGAAAAAGGAATTCTATAAAAAAGAAGATAAATGATGCAAGAGTCAAGTACTCGCAATATACAGGAACTGTAGGTCATACAGTAGCAAAAGAGATTATTGGAACATTTGAAACAGAGTTAGTTAATTTACAAGATGTTTTTACAAAAAAACTTGCATCATTATACTCAAGGTTAAAAGTTATTAGATCAAAGAGAAGTGTTAAAACACTAGCAATAGCTTCGATCATATTGGCATCATATGAATTATATGATGTTTATATCAAAAAGTATAAAGAACAATGTTCTAAGAAAAAAGGATTTGATAAAATTCTTTGTTATCGTCGAGCAAGATTGAAAGCTTTGGAGCAAAGAATAATATATCTAAAAAAGTCGATGAATGCAGAGTGTGCTAAAACCAAAGATCTTACAAAGTGTAAAATTAGGATTTCAAATGAAATTGAGAAACTAACTAAAAAGGTAGAAAAATATAGAGAGTTAATCTAGGAGGAAAAATATGGTTAATGAAACAGTTTCTAATTATTTAGATATCATGCAATTACATGAAGATATTATTATAAACGAATCTATATTTTCTGATATGAAAAGAGTTTCAAATAAAGTTTCTAATGCTACATATTCTAATTTAAAAAGGGTTTATGCTAATAATATTTCTGTAATGAAAAGGATTTTATCTGACAATAATATTCCAGTAAGTAAAATAGAGAACGAAGGAAAAGAAATAGCTCTATCTATAAGATCTAAGGTTTCAAACTCAATTAAAACTGGAACTGATATACAAAATCAAATAAGTGAATCTGTTTCTGAAAAGGTTATTTCTTTTGTTACTAATATGGTTGGTGAACTTGGTGGAGATACTGTTATTAATAAGAGTATTATTATTTTAATTATTGTAATTCTTATTAATAGTTTTACATTTACTCTTTGTGCAGCACTAACACCAATAACTCCAATAGCACCTTTTATTGTTCCAATATGTATTGCTCCAATTACAGAAGAAATAGCCAAACAAATTTCAATTAGGGGTGATTACCCTTGGTTATATACAACCATTTTTGCTGGAACAGAATTTGCTATATATATTCCTAAATTACTAGCTTATGGGATGTCTCTTCCTGCTGCTATTTTAACAAGACTTGTTGCTTTAGCATTTCATTTTGCAACAACAGCTATTCAAAAAACGTTTTATGATAGAGGAATACAATCAGGAAGTGAAACTGAAAAAGAAACTGGATTATTTGTTGGAATGACTTTACATTGTATTTGGAACTCAGTAGCATCATATCCATATATTTTAAAAGCTCTTAGTGGTTTAAAATGAAACTTTTAGATATTACTACAGAAAGTATCAAAAGTGTTTCTAACCAAGAATTACTTAGTCTTCATAGACGACTACATCAGTTATTTTCATTAGCAAAAAGTAGAAAAAATATAGATAAAAAGTTTATAAAATTTTTAGTAAGTAAACACCTTATTGTAATTCGAGAAATGAAAAGAAGAGGATTAACACACAATATACATAGTTTGGAGATATAAATGGGTGATATCTTAAGTATGTATTTGGAATCTCTTTCTCAAGATTCGAGTGATTTGAGAAAGTTAATCTTTGGTCATCCATTAGTAATTTTTCGTAAAGATGAAGATATTAAAAGAGGTCTGTTAAAATTCGAAAAGAAACAGATTTCAAAAGATTTAAGGTTCTTATTTATATTTCCAAATGAGAGAGAAAGAATATTTCATACAATTGGTATGAAGTTTAATATAGATATTTATTTCTTTGATAAGGATGGTTCTCTTGTAAATAAGAAAATAAACTGTTTTCCTGGTATTGAAGAAATAAGATCTGAAAGACCTGCAAAGTATGCAGTAGAGTGTATGTCAAATGAGGAAAAAGAAGATTAAAAAAGTAAAGGTACGAGTTCCTATTCCAATTAGACCATCCAGAATCAAAGATTCAAATAAGATATATAATCGAAAAAAAGAAAGGAAAAAACATGACTCAGAATTACGAGGAGATGATTGATAATATTTTACAAGAAGGAATGTCAGAAACAGCTTTTAGATTTTGGAAAGCAATGAAAGAAAAAATTCCTCCTATATGGAATCGAAATTCATCAGCTACTCTTAAATACCATAAAAAAGATGATGGGCATGTTGCTACAATTGCTGAACATGTTTATGAGATGACATATCTTTGTTCTAAATTAATGAGAATTTTTGATTGTGAACCAAAGTCTAAAAAAGCGGACTTGTTATTTTTAGCTGTAGTTTTACATGATGCTTTTAAATATGGATTGAAAGATCCTGAGTACTCGAGAAATACATATACAAAACATGATAAAGTTATAGGGGATACAATAGTTCAAAATAAAAACTTATTCCTGAAATTGTTTGATGAAAAAGAAGTTTGTTTATTAGAAGAATGTGTCAGATACCATTCAGGAAAATGGTCTACAGATGCAAAAAACAGACAGTTTTCTTTTAATAATCTTTCTCCAGAAACTTTTTTTATTCATATTTTGGATATGTTGTCTGCTAATAATTTAACCAAGATAAACGGAGATGGAGTTAATGACTCTAGCATCAACAAGACTAGTGGGTGAACTTCAATATTACTTTAATCAGTTTGTATCTACTAGTATAATGAATAAAGGGATGTTTCCAGTTCCAGCGCCATTGAGGGTAGAATACTTTGATCAGAATAGATCATTTATTAGAATGTTATTTGATGATACTTGGGAATATATTACATATTGGTACAAGTATAAATTAATAGATTCAAAAGGGAGTTGGCCATTAGAGATTCAAACCAGATTAAATGTTTATCCAACTTCTGGTCAATATTATGAATGTGTAGATTCTACAGATACAACAGGAGTAAATTTATTTTTATTACAACCAGATGATTTTTTATTACTTGATAGATTATCTCATTATAGGAGACATCCAGAACATTCATCAATTTCAGATATAGAATATAGTTTACTTACTACTAACTTATCTAAACTCATTTTTATATACTTATGTTTGAAGATTGATAGTGATTATCATTTATATGATAATACAACTTTAATATCTGATCCAAATAATCCTTTGGAATGTTGTTATGAAGCATACGTATCTGAAAATGTATTCGACTTTATATCAGCACAAAATGTTGTATTAGATTAAGGAGATATATTAGTGTTTTCAATCAATGATTTTTTCAAGATACTAAGTTATCTGAAAGATTCAACTGCACCTTCAGATCTAGACGATGTGTTGAAAATTCTTTCCAAATCTGAACAGGCTACCGCTGGACAGTATTTTCAAAATGTTTTAGATCAGAATGCACATATGTCTACTGACTATTTGAGGTTAAGAAATTATTTAATTGATTGGTATGCGTCACACAAAACAATTCTCGGAACACAAAAGAAAGTTAGTGATGTATTTTCTCTTCCTAGTGATCACATTGATGAGTTGATAAGAAGTTTTGGTTTCACCGGTCCATTGGGAGAGTTAACAAGAGATAATAAAATTAACTTCTTTTACGATCTTGTAAACTTATATAAAATTAAAGGAACACCACAATCAATAGTTAAATCTCTTAGTTACTTCGGACTAACAGATCTAGACTTGGTTGAATATTGGTTACAAAAAAATTCAAGTGGGCAATTGGTATTTAGTCCAGAATATTGTATTCCAAAAATTTCTGGTTCTTCTTATGCTAGAGTTCCTAGTATTGATTTTGAATCAATGATATCTATTGACCCACACTGGATGTTATCAAAGGCAGATATATTAAATCTAATAAATATTAATAAGATTGCTCTTCCATCAAGAAGTCCTTATTTTGGTGTTATTCCTGGAATATCTTTAACTGATTCAAATTTATTTGAGTCAATTTTAGTTAGAACAGTTGAAGATCAATATGCAACATACTTAGCTACACATACTTTAGATAAGACTATTACATTAACTAGTGTAAACATGGTTGTTTCGTTATTGGAACTATATTTATCATGTATCTATTGTTTCAATAAATATTATGATAGAACATCTGGTGGATCTCATAGTAATAGATATTATTGCTATGATGGTACATTTACTACTTTTGAAAATGTTATTACTCTTTGGGATAACTTTATAAATTATAGACCAACTTCTAGAGAAGATAAAAAAATTGCAATTGATGCATTCTATACATTATTTACAAGACCATTAACAGAAAACTTTTTAACTGATTATTCAACAGCTGGTGATGTATTATCTGTAATTAATCCAGATTTAAAAACTAGTATTGATAACTTATTTGGTTTTGGTAAGGGATTTGAAACATTATCCTTAATGTTAAAAGATTTAACAGACTGGATGCAAGAAGCTGTCCCAACAGCACCAAACCTTTCAGCATTAGTTCTTGGTTTAGGATCATTACAATATGTTAAAGATATTATAAATTTCTTCAAACCATATAGAGCAAGATTCGTCTTAATGACGACAATGTATATTATTAATGAACCTCTTTTAGATTGTATTATAATTGAAGATGAACCAAATCTTGAGGCTATTCAAGAAACAATTATAGATTTTGATACAGCTGATAGTGCTCCAGGATTCCTTGAAGGATTTTTATCAGAAGGAGTTCCTATTCAAAGCAATCCAGCAATTGGTGAAAAAAGAATTTATAATATTTATGTTGATTCAACTGGATCTTTAAGATGTGTTATGGATGATGCAACATCAGTAATTGAAACACAAATTTATAGCGATCCTCCAATTGGATGTTATAGAGTTGCAAATATGTATTTAGAAGATTATGATGCTTCAGGTCAAATACCATACGGAATGTATAATATAGTTAGAAAAATATTTGCTGAGTATTATGATACACCAGAAACTGTAACCGGAATAGCAACACCAATATATAGTAGACCACCTTCAGAAACACAATTTTTTGCTATTTATAATTTACATATTGATAGTCTAGATCAACTGGTTATTACATATGAAGAAGAACAACATTTCTTATATGATTGGCCAGATATAGATACTACAGCAAGAGTATATTATTCTAGAGAATTAATGGATTGTGGATCGTGGTTTGATATTGGTGCCTCATGCGACTTTGATCCAGATCCTTTAAGAGAAATTGTACATGAAGAACATGATTATTATAATGCTCACAGATACAATCCATCAGATAAACCATATGTAGAAGATGTTTATAGTGAGTATATTTTTGAGAGTGGTGAAATAATATATGCTGGTCAAAGTGGTGGATTTATTAATTTTGATGTTGGGTGGATATTTGACTCACCATTTAATAATGACTTCTGTACTATTACTGTAATAGACTCGCCGTAAAATATTCCTCGATACAATCTTTTTCTGAAATGTTTGTAACCCTCTTTTTAATTATCTTTCAGAGAAGGAAACCTTTTTTACATATAGAACATATATAAAATACATTATCTCTTAGATTGGAGGTTCTGATTAAATGGCTAAAGAATCTAAATATGCGTACTTAGAAGATTTTATTTTAGAGGAGGTAAAAAACGGAACCAGAACTAGAGTAATTTATGGACTTTGTCGAGACAAAGGTTATGAAGGAACTGATAGACAATTTCAAAAGGTATTGTATAACTTAAAAAAGAAACATTGTATTGAACAAGTTGAGTATGGAAATGGTGAAAGAGATAGAGATGTATTTTTAGAAATTTTATCAAAGAGAAAAATTGTAGATTTATCTGAGATGTGTAATATTTTCAATTGTACTCCTTTAGAGATACAAAGAAAATATATTAACCATTTTAGAAATCTAGGATATGAAATTTCAACAGATAACCACAGAGTTTTTCTAAGTAAAGACCACATCTTTGAACCAGAACCTATTAAAAGATTAGAACTAAAAGAAATTGATTTTGGTATTGCATCAGATCTTCATTTTGGTTCTAAATCTGTCCAAATCACAGCACTCAATGAATTTTGTGTAACATGCAAACAACTCGGAATAAAATATATATTCGTTCCTGGTGATGTTGTTGCTGGACTAAAGGTTTATCCTGGACAGGAATATGATTTGTATGCACATTCAGCAGAAGAACAAGCTGAATCAGTATTGGCAAATCTTCCTACTGGATTTACTTGGTTCATTATGGGTGGAAATCATGATTATGCATTCATGAAAAATGGTGGTCATAATATCATTAATGCAATTGCAGCACAAAGAGATGATATTGTAGCTTGTGGTTTTGATATGGCAGATGTTGAAATTATGCAAAACGTGCATTTAAGAATGTGGCACCCAAAAGGTGGAATTCCCTATGCTCTTTCATATAGATTACAAAAGGGAATGGAACAAATTGCACAACAGGAACTTAAGCATATATCAAACGGGTCAAAAGAAAAACCATCAATTAAATTTGTTGCTGCAGGACATCTTCACACAAGTTTCTATGGTAGATTTGGTGATATTACTGGTTTCCAATCTGGAGCATTTGAAGGAACAACTAACTATCTAAAGAGGCTGGGCTTGAACCCGTCCATCGGAGGATGGACATATAAGTGTTGGATTGATAAGAATGGTTTTGTTGGACATAATCCGTTCTTCTGGGAATTCAAAGAAATTGAAGATGACTATAAGAATTATAACCATTCATTCTGTACAGAGAACAAATGTAAAGGTCCACTATTTGAATAAATAGAAGTCTGCGTGTAGCTCAGCCTGGTAGAGTGCAAGATTTGGGATCTTGAAGCCGTTGGTTCGATTCCAACCACGCAGACCAATGGGGATAACTAAATGCCTATTGAGGACAGAACAAAACATATAATAAAATGTCCTACTTGTAAAAGATCAATGGGCGTTAAAAAGAAAAGTAAAATAAACCAAAGAAAATATAAGTTTGTTTGTATATTGTGTAGTACCAGTTTTACGTTATGTCTTGAAGAAGGATTTGAAGTCTGTAAAGAATGTAAAGGATCTGGAATTCTTGATCTTGGAACTAGTCAAACATTTATAATGATATGTAATAAATGTAATGGTTTTGGTTGTTTGGATTGGATTGAAAGAATAACAGGACCTCCAAAGTATGAGGCATTCACAACACAAGGAACTATTTTTTGGATAGATAGAAAGAGGTGGTAAAATGAAACTGTTATATTCAAAAAAGAAAATTTCAGAAAGAGTAAGAGATCTGGGTAAAAAAATTACAGAAGATTATAAGGGAAATGACATTATTGTTGTTCCGGTTCTAAAGGGATCTCTTTTATTTGCGGCAGATTTAATAAGGGAGATTCAACTTCCTATTAGAATGGATTTTATAAGAATTGTTAGTTATGATGGAACTGAATCAACAGGAAAAGTTGAGTTCCATTACGCTGGCGATTTAGATTGGACGGGAAAACATGTTTTGATAATTGAAGATATTGTTGATACTGGTTTGACACTATCTGTTCTAAAACAATATCTACAATTAACAAAAAATGTTAAATCAATAAAAACTTGTACATTAATAAATAAGTATCCAAGAAGAAAAGTTAAAATAGAACCTGATTACTACGGGTTTACTTTAAAAGAAAATCATTTCGTTGTTGGATATGGTTTAGATGATAATGAATTTGATAGAAACCTTGACGAGATTTACTATATATAAAAAACATTCTATATATATTAATAGTAAATTGAATAACAAGGAGGAACTATTTTTTTATGGGTATTTCACCAGATCTGGCAGATTATTTAGTTAAGAATATCCAAGAGATTTCTTTTATTAGACAAGGATCTAAAGAGAAAGTTTTACAGTTATCAATATCAAGAGCAGATGCTCTGAAAAACGAAAAGGTTTCAAATTTTCTTACTGAAATGCATTCCTGGTTTACAATGAATGCATCTGGATATGTTTCCGCATCACTAGAAACTGACAAGTATAGTAATATTTTTCCATATCAATTTTATGGTTCAGTTAACTTTGATGGTGCTGATCCTACGAACCAGTTTTATGTATTTCAATTTACATATACACCAAAAATTATAAATACAACAGTTAAAGTTGAAAGGAAAACGTTATGGAAGAAGATAAGAAGCATGATTTCTGGGATAAACCAGCGGACTTAAGTGAATTTACAACAGAAGAAATTAAAGTCAGATATGCTCTTTATATTCTTATAATAGAGCATGGATATTTACCAAAAATGGATTATGTTAATCAGTATGCATCTGAGCACTCAATGGAGTACCTTCAAAATAAGATAGCAAATCTTAAGAATGGAAAAACTCCAATTGAAATGATACAAAAACTTTTAGATTCTCTTAGTAATCAGATTCAATAGGAGACTAGTATGATTTTACTTATTGGTTTTGTAGTATTTGTTTTATCTTATTTAATTTTAGTTACATCTCCTTTGTTTGATTCAAACATTTTACTAAACTCGATAAGATCCGCAGTATTAGCACTCTTCAGTATGCTTCTCTATAAAATCACAAGACACATCTAATCGGAGGAATACTCTAATTGGTAAGAGGTCAGTCTTGAAAACTGGTGATCGCTTACGCGGTTTGGGGGTTCAAGTCCCTCTTCCTCCGCCAATCAGCTCCCATAGACTAATGGTTAGGTCGCCAGACTTTCAATCTGGAAATCGTGGGTTCAACTCCCCGTGGGAGCACCAATAGGGTTGTAGCTCAATTGGACAGAGCATCGGACTTCTAATCCGAGGGTTGAGAGTTCGAGTCTCTCCAGCCCTGCCATATGAAAGGAAAACTATATGTATATTTGTAAATGTGGTAGAAATTTTACTACTCCACAAGGTTTAGGAAAACATAAAACATTCTGCGGAAAAAATAAAATTTCATTAGATAACGGTTACGAGTATTTTATAGATAAAGATGGGAAAGTAAAATATATTCATATAATGGTAATGGAAGAAGAACTTGGAAGAAAATTACTTCCTGGAGAGATTGTTCATCATAAAGATGAGAATAAAAGAAATAATGATAAAAATAATTTAGAGTTAACTTGTCCAAAAGATCATGGAAAACATCATATTAAAGTTCTTTCAGATTCTCAAAAGAAAGAAAGGTTTAGGAAAATTCAGATTCTAGAGAAAGAAATAATAATACAGTGAGAGGAACAAAAATAAAGATCTCAAAGTTAAACGAAGATAAAGTTAGAATTATTAGACTTAGATTATCATCTGGAGAGCAAGTTAAAAGTATAGCAAAAGATTTTGGTGTAAATGAATCTACTATAAGAGGAATTAGAGATAAAGTTCTTTGGAAACATATTCTGGAGAGTTGACCGATTGGTAAGGTACCAGATTGCTAATCTGAGGTTGGCGATAGCCAAACTGGTTCAATTCCAGTACTCTCCGCCAGAAACAAAAAAAAAGAGATCCAAAAAAGAAACACGGATCTCTTTTTTTTTGTCAACTTTTCAAAATTCTTTCAAGATTGTGTTTCTCCCGGATTTCAATCTTGCTTCTTTCCAGTTCGTTGATAAGAATTTTGATTTTTTCTGCTGATGGTTCAGGCAAACAATGTCCTTTACTGTCAGCACCAATGTTGATAAATGTTGGTTTAATATATACTATCCTCTCAACTAGAACATCAAGATCAAAATCTAAGATTGGTTCAATTGTTATAAACTTCGAAATGTTTGGATTTAAAAACTTCATTGCCGCAAATCTAACTAGAGGATCTGGAGCAAAACTAATTCCTGGAATGTTTCTGTTGGTTTCAATTGTTGTTCCAAGAGTATAGTTGGGTGGCCACCAATGAGCAGGAATTCTTAAGTATCTTTCAGGATTCTTAGTTTGAAAAATATACATATTATCTGGATACTTTTTACAATGCTCTAGAACACGTTCAATTATATGATCCGGAACACCATATGAAAACAAATCATTTAGATGCTCAATAAAAATTGTCCTTCCTGTTCCAAAATCTGTATCCATTTCTCCTTCCAGAAGTCGAATCTTTCCTGTAAATCTTGAATCTCTCCCTTTAGTTGGATGATCTACATAACAATATGAGCATTTATGTGAACATTCTCCTCCGAGAGCTGCATGCATATGAGTAACCCATGGATACATGTTACCTTTTGATCTTCTTAGTCCCACAATTTTTATCCTTTCTAAAAAAAATATAAATGTATTATATGGTGGATGGGTAGGGTTGCTACCAGGAACCTCGGTACATTAGACACTTGAGCTAGCATGAAGTGCCCTCCTACATACTCCAATCTTCAATTGAAGTTGTACCAAAATTATAAAGCAACCCTACCCTCTCACGCACCCTGCTGACCTCGACCGATTTTATTTCTTGGCATCATATCCGAAGGTGTTAATGAGAAAGATGCAATTGTCATGGAGCTGCCCATCCCTAACACCACTCCAAAACAACCGCCACTGCTGAGATGCAAACTTCACATCTCCACAGATCTTGATCCACTGATACCATATTTCCCTTTTATTGATCTCACTCATTATCCTCTCCTTGATGTTTTAGTTGGGGGTGGGGAATCGGGGACTTGACCTTATCCCGGATTCCCCACCAGGAGGTAAATCATGAAACACAACACATAACCGAAACAAATCTTTAAAACATTCAATTATTTATATATATAGTTACTTTATTTATAAATGTAAATCATTAGTGCAACAAACCATCCTGTAACTGCAGCAAACCATGCAACTGCTTCATCATTCTTTTTTTGTATTTTACAATTAATGAAAAAGATAATAGCTATTATAATTCCTATAAGTAATAGTATTATTCCAAGCATGTTTGTTTCCCCTTTGTCATTTTAAAATTTTATAGAACATATATACGAGGAGTAATCCTCTAATCTCATCCGACTTTAAAATTATTCGTCTTTAGTCGGAGGACGAAAGGAGATGATCATGGTGTACAAAGAGCGTTTCGTAGCAGTCGTAAAGAGTAATGGTAAGATTTTGAGAGAACATGATGGTGTTGTTACTCTCCCATTCCAATCAGAATATTCTATTCTGATGAAAAATCTCGAGTCCAGAAAAGCAGAAGTAAGAATCACAATTGATGGCCAAGATGTTCTCAACGGTAGTACGTTATTAGTCATGCCTAACTCCACATTCGAACTTGAAGGGTTCCTGCATGGTTATAGGACGACTAATAAATTCAAGTTTATCCAAAAGACGAAAGAAGTAATTGAACACCGTGGGGACAAAATTGACGATGGTATGGTTAGAGTTGAGTTCACTTACGAAAAAGCAAAACCAGAAAAGAAACAAATAGTTCATGAGAATATCTACTATTGTAGTTATTGTTATTCATATCCATGTATTTGCCATAGGTGGAGACGTGGTCGTAGGTGGTATGATACAGTTTCTTGGTACTATGATTCAAATTCTGCACTTCGATCTTCTTCACCAAACTTTACTGTTGGTAAGGGAATGACCACAACTGATTCTGATGGACCAGCTGTTTATAATTGTTCTCTTACATCTAATATTGGTGATCAACAAACAGGATTTGCTGAGTCAGTTAATTTTATACAACCAACATTTGAACCACTACAAGATGAAGGAATTACTGTGAAAGGTTCAGAATCGAACCAGAAATTTGTTGCTGGACATATTGGTGAACTAGAAGAAAACTCAAATGTTATTATTATTAAGTTAAGGGGAACAGATTCGGGTGGAGAAGAAGTTAAGAAACCCATTACTGTAAACACAAAATTGTATTGTGAAACTTGTGGTAAGCAGTCTAAATCTAGTGCAAAATTCTGCAGTAGTTGTGGAACTGCATTATTTTAAATGAGAAAATGAGGGGATACTTTTTTTTGTATCCCCTCATTTCTATTCTGTTTATCTTTTTCCACCCTTGTACCATTCAGTTATCATCGGTACAGAAATCCCCATCACTTTTGATAGAGAGTTAAAAACTATTTTTCTCTCATCCTCGCGGATTGCATCTTCATCTACTAGAGTTCGATTCTCAAAAGTCATTTTTTGAGATACATTCTTGAGAGTTTCATTCTGTAGAGAAAGAATCTTGACCTGTGCTTCTAAATCAGTAAATGCATTTTTTATAATACTTAAAAGAGATCCTACAGATAACATTGCTCGTGTTTCTTGTAAGGGTGTAACTTCTTCATTTTTTTCTATTCCAGTTCTAGAAAAGAAAATATGACTCCCTTCTTTTTCAGAAACAAGATATCCCTTCGTTTCAAGCCGTCGTGCTGCACTTGAAACTGTATTTCGATGATAACCAAGAAGCTGAGAAAGTTTCCCGACTGATATTTTTCTTTCTTTTCTCTTTTCAATAAGACTCAAAATTTCAGATTCTATTGTTGTAAGTTCATTTTTTGGTTCCAACATCTTGTTGAAAAATTTTTTCTTTTCTTCTGGTCCCGGGTCTGGTGGTGGAAGTTTCTCATTTACTTTTGGACCATATGTTTCAGGATTAGAACAAATCTGGTTTATTAACCCCCTGTCACATAAGTTTCTCATTCTGTCTCTTACTGTATTATGGTGCATTCTACACTTCTTTGCTAATCCATAAACTGAAGAGTCACCTGTTTCGTTTAGTTTTTTAAGAAAAAAATCATCTGTGTACTTTTGCATTTTTTGTCTCCTTTTCAAAAGATAAATTCCTTCTCTTTGTAATTAATATATATAGATTTTCTCTACTCATCTGTATATAAATTGAGAACATATTATAAATGTTCATCATTATACGGTGCACTAAAAGGATACTTAGGAGAATATAAATGGAAAAAGAAAGAGATCTTCTAATTAAAATAGAAGACAGGTATCGTGAATGTATGAGAGATTCTATTGGAAATAGAGCAGAAAAAAAGAAAATTACTCCTAATGGTTTTGTTGAAATATATGAGATAGATGACTTTGGTGGGAAAAAACTTGTTGGAAGAAGTAATCTTGTAGTATACTTAGGGAGAGAATGGTTAGCGACCAGAATCTTCAATACTGTCAATCCAGCAGTAGATCCCCAACCAGGTGAATGGATTTGTTGGTTTGGACTTGGAACTGGTGGTGCTCTTCCAGGAGATCCATTTAATCCAATACCTCCAACAAATTTAGATACTGATCTAGATACACCAGTAGGGATAAATGCTACTGATTCTACTTGTGGTGATTATCATGATGGTTTTTATTTTAAACATCCATTAGATGGTGTTTCATTTGAACAGGATTCAGAAAATGACGATAAATACTTAATTATTAGAGTAGAAGTAACAATTAGTAATGATGATGCAAATGGAAACAATTTAAGTGAAGCAGGATTATTTACTGCAGCAAGTTCATCAGGGGGATACGCTGGTCCGTTCCATATGTATGCTAGAACCACATTCCCCACAATTACAAAATCAGTAACAAGACAGCTATTATTTGTTTGGTATATTTACGTATAAGAGAAAGGATATAAGAAATAGAAGAATTAAGACAAATAGACAACAAACAAAAATTTAGGGAGAAACAAAGATGGCGAATATATCACCTGGTGTATATACTAAAATTATAGACTTATCTGCATATGTTGCAGCTGTACCAGGAACCATCGCCTTTATTGCTGGTCTTACAGCAAAGGGTGAAGATAATGTTATGAAATTTATTGGATCTCGTGGTGAATTTATTGGTGAGTTTGGTGATCCAAATATTACAGATTACGGAAAAAATTATGGTCAGGGACCTTACTTAGCTTACAACTATCTTGGTGAAAGTGGTTCATTATATTGGATGAGAGTTCTTCCAGATGATGCTGCATATGCAAACTTTAGATTGGATGGAACTCTTTCTGATACAGATTCTTCTGCTGGAATTCAGATTACATATTTGAGTGGTGTAAATAGTAAAACAGAAATCAAATCAAATCTTGAAGCTCCTGATGCAACTACATTTCCACTTTGTGTTTTCTATCCAATTGGAAGGGGTGAATATTACAATGGAATTTCTCTTAGACTAACACCACATTCAAATCCAACATTAAATGGTGTTTATGTCTTGGATATTTATGAAAAACAGAGTGATAACCAGGATGTAATTATTGAATCTTTTGAGATTTCATTTGATCCAAATGCTCTTGATCTAGCTGGAGACTCTCTTTGGGTTGAATATGTACTACAAACATATTCTACAGTTCTTAGATGTGAAATGTTAAAAGCTGATGGAAACTACGCTCCAGGATATGATCTACTTGTAAAAGTTTATGATAAAGATATTGGTACTGTTTCTGTAGATGAAGTTGGTGGTTCAATTACAGATAATAAACAGAATTTCTCTGACTGGCAGACTAGTCCAGAATCCGGAAATGCAACTTATATGGTAGTTGCAAAAGATGGTAGAGGAAATAGTCTGTATGGTTGGTTAGGTGCTGCAACAGGAACTACATTCAGTTCTGTTAATGTTTTCAATGGTAGAGATCTAGATACTGCTTCAAGAGGATGGGTTGGTGATCTTACAGCTTTTGATTCCGGATCGACCATTACATATCAAATTAAGAAAGCAAACACATCAATTTCTGATACATTTGTTAGTAGTGAAGGTGCTCCATTGAAACTTGGTTCTGATGGCTCACTAAAGAATTCCTCTGGTGATTTAGATACAACAGTTGCTACAGAAATTCTTGCAAATGCTTATGCTGGAACAGTTGATGATAATGTTCTTGATACAGAACTTTATTACTTCAGTGTTGTATTTGATGCTGGTTATCCAACAGATGTTAAAACTCAGATTGTAAACCTGGCTACTACTCGTAGAGATTGTGTTGCTATTCTTGATAATGGTGACAATGCTACATTTAATGCTTCTATTGATAAGAGAGTTCAGACACATAAATTCAATACTTACTATGCTGCTCTTTATGAAGAGTTCAATAAAGTTTATGATATCTTTACTGGACAAGATGTTTGGTTCTCACCACTATATCACATTGCTTATCTGTTACCAAGAAATGACAGTGTAGCAGAAGTTTGGTGGGCAATTGCTGGTTATGAAAGAGGGGCAATTCAATCAATTAAAGAATTGAGATTCAATCCAAAACTATCTCAGAGAGACCAGATGTATCTTAAGCAGTTGAACCCAGTTGTTAAATTCTCAGATGGTTATGTAGTTTGGGGAAATCTTACTACACAAGCAAGAGCAACAGCATTACAGGATCTTAATATTGTAAGACTTGTTCTATATGCTAAGAAAGCTCTTGAAACATTCTGTAGATATTATATCTTTACTATGAATGATGGACTTACTTGGAGTTCAGTACAAAATGGAGTAATTGAATTCCTTGAAGATCTCAAGAGTAGGAGAGGTCTTGATAGTTATACAGTAGAAGTAAGTGCTACAGAATATGAGAAGAAGAGAAAGACTTTCCATGTCAATATTACTCTAAAACCAACTAGAGTTGTGGAAAAGATCGAACTCAACTTCTTCATTCAATAACCGCTCAGGCGGCCTTCTTGTTGTACCTGGAGGGGAGTAGGGCTAGCTACTCCCCTCACTTTTTCGTCGACAAAAAAAATAGTCGGTCAAAAAAATGGGTCACCTGATGAAGATTGGTAACCCACTTTTGAGAAGGAGAGAGATGAGGACTGGATATTGGTGACAGCAAAGTACTCAACATTTATGCAGAGATTTTAGACGGGGGTATTTATAACCCACTAGAAGCTGTCACCAATATTCATCTCTAAGAAGGACTACTTTTCGTTTTTCGTTTTGATGGCATCTTTGCGGTCGATGATCACAACACCATTCACCACATGATACTTACTCATCTTTAAACCTCCTTGCCGTTAAGGTTTCTGAGTTGTTTGGTTACTTGCTTCCAACCTACTTCTGCGCATGAACTGTAGGAGTCACATGAATCCAACCAGCCTTGCTGTCAAACCCGACGAGAACCCAATGATACTTCTTCTCTGGATTCTTCATACTGAGAATGGTAACGATGGTTCCTCGTTTGAGAGTTGTGATGGGTTTGGTGTCGAAGTTTGCTGTCGAGAAGACTTTGGTATCAGCTTCGATGAGTGCTGCCTGTCCTACAAACATCCCAGTCTCATACCTGGTGTCTGCCCGAACTGTTGAAATGTTGATTGCCAGGATGACGAACACTGCTGCTGCGAGAATCAAAACCTTTTTCATATTTATCTCCTTGCCTAGAGATTTACTTCGCTCTGTAGATTGATGGAAGCTTGTAATCCTGAACTGCCATGATGTGAAGGCAGGGAAGTTTCCTTCCGATAACCCGACTGTTCAGGCAGGTGCACTTGAATCCACCAAACTGGTTCTTGGTTACTATATCTGTTCCAACTTGCCATGAGAATGCACTGATCATTGTAACCTTCATGTCCTCATGGATCTTCTTGATTTCGTTGAACTCTTCCTGTGTTAGAATTCCCATTTCCTTCTCCTTGCCTAGAAGATTTTGCTGATGATAACGATTGCTCCAATAATTACAACCCATAGAATACCAGTCAGGATAAAGGGATACTTTGCCGACCCGGTTCGTTTCTCATCTCTTTCCTGATGGATAGATTCACGGATTCTTTTTTTGTAACTTTCCATCAACCTCCCACCATTGAATTGAATAACATTACTTCTCATATCTTCTCTCCTTGCCTTTTGATTTCGAACTATATATATTTTTTGAGATATAATATTATTATATCTCTTCGTTTTTCATCTAAAATAACCAGAACTTATACCAATTACTTTTCTTGTTATTTATTAGATATTAATATATATAGAATTCGTATCTATAATTGATTAAAAATTGACAAAAAAAAGGGTGCATGAAAAAGGAGACTATCCAATTTCCGCACCCTTTTCACATAGGAGGGCACCTATGTTGGAGTATTACTTCAGATAGAGATCTACTCTACGATCCGTATCCAACCAGGTTTTGGCTGCATATTTCTTACCCTTGGTTTCAGTGATGATCTTCTTTGCAGGAACACCCTTGGAAACCATGTAAGCTTTGGCAGCGTCAGCACGTTTCTGACCCAGCTTCATGTTATAAGCAACCGAACCCTTCATGTCACAATTCCCAACCAGGTCCCACGTAACATCCGGATTAGCCTTGGCATAAGCAACTGCTTTATCCAGTTTGGCAGCTTCCGAAGGTTTGATATTGTATTTGTCAAAATCGAAGTAAATGGGATCAAACTTGGGTTTGACCACCTTCTCGACAATGACCGGGGGAGGAATCGGAGCAGGTTTTACTGCTACAGGTGCAGGAGCTACAGCAGGAGGTGGGCACCAGACTTTATCTTTGTCTAACCACTGGATCTCAGCAACGGGTTTGCTCTGGTTAAGAGACCCGCTTGCACAACCCAGGATCAAACCAAGAACGACGAACATTGAAAGTAGAAATTTAACTTTCATTTAGATCTCCTTTCTTTTCATTTTTTATCTCTCATTCCTACAAGTTCAGAAAATGCTGATTCGTAGGCGTTTTCCCCAATGAAAAACAAGAGTAGGGGATTCCCTGTTAACCAGTTGGTTGGTAATTGACCAATGAAGTGTATTTCTTCAACTCCATTTTTTTCATCATCAAGTTCTTGGGATAACTTTGGTCGAACTTCAATTAACAGGGTGGTGAGTCTTCCAATAACACTGTCAGGATTAATTTCCATCCAGTTATTATTATTGAAAGACCACTTTTTATTTGGCAGGTCAATGGCATATAACGAAAGAGTTGAACCACTGTCATTTGAAATTTTTGTCCATCCAGCCACAATTCCATTTGGGTTGTCGAAATTGTGTCTGTTGAAAGCAAATTCCCAGTTACTTCTTCCATCGAAGAAACTGACCTGCCAGGCATCTCTAGCAGATGCTAAAGACGGAATAAAAAGAAAAAATAAAATGAGTGTGATTGCAAGTCTTTTCATTATATACACCTCAAGAGAAAAGAAAGGGAGGGACTCAATAAAGAATCCCTCCCTTGGATCTACTGACTAGTTAGGATTTAACTAGTCTTGCCAGTAACCACTAGACGGTGCCGAAACGCTCATGTTCTGGTACTGGTTCTGATTGAACGAACCGCACTGCTTCATGTACATTCCATTCCCGCTGAACGAGTTGTGATAATCACCGCTCTGGGGTTGGTGCTTATTCCAGGAAACACTGTTGTAACCATAGTAGTAGTAGTAACCACCTTCACCGGTCGCCTTCGCCTTGGCGAACATATCCTGATCCTGCATCCCGCCCGTGGCGCCGATCATGGCAACACCTTCCAGACCACTGACCTTCACGCTGTGACCGAGCCTGAAATAATCAACGTAGAAGGGAATCGTGGCACTGATGGTACCACCCATCTGATCCTGGTCGGCATGGACCTTCAGATAGGCGCCTTCATAGTTGTACCCCTGAGCTGAGGCAAACGTTGCGAAACAGAGAACCATGAGAATTGCCAAAAACATCTTCTTCATAACTGATACATCCTCCTTACTTAATTGGTTTGTTTAAAAAATAGGGAATAGGAGAAACCCCTATTCCCTACTTTTTGAGAACAGATGAAACTTGTTACTTCTTCACCTGGAGATCCTTCACGCTTTCCTCGTCGCCGAGAACCACGGCCTGGATCCAGGGGTTGGACTTCCTGCCAGCCTCACCACTGCTGTAACCGATACCAGCAGTACCCGTGCCAGCTTTCTGCCCATCATCACTGATGTACGCGTGGGTATAACCAAGAGCAATACCCCAGCCGGAGGTCTTCGTGATCTTCTGGACACCCTGAGCGAGAAGGAGAAGGTACTTGGCGCCCTTCATATTCATGGCTTCCAGCATCATCATCGACAGAGCCTCTTCCGTCAGAGCTGTGCCGTCCTTCACGGAGGCAACAACGGAACCGACCTTGGCAAGCTTCATGTTGGCAGGCTTCTCGAATACGACGATAATCGAATCTTCAGCCTTCTTCTCATTCATGTCCTTCGTACCATAGAGGTTGTGGGACTGAATGCGAACACCCATGAAAGAGTTGTCCATCCGGTCTGCCACGGCGCGGGAGACGGGATTGACCATGAAGTTGCAGATGACCTTCAGATCCTGCACGTTTCCATCAACAGAACCGTTGCCGAATTCCTGGGGCATCGGAGCATAAGCAACCTGCCCGGGAATGGGGAACGACCTGGGAATGGGGGCGCCGATCTGATTGATCTCCACCTGGGGACCAACATTGACATTGGCTTGACCCTGCTGCTGTTTCTGACTCTGATCCTGCTGAGCGGACTGATTGCCCGTGCTGGCGGTGACGTTACCGATTGCTGCAGAAGCAGCAGCCGATGCATCAGAAGTAGAATCGGCGAAAGCAGGAACTGCCATGACGAGAACAAGAATGAACGAAATCATCACGCTTTTGTAATGCTTCATAGGATTTTATACTCCTCCTGTTATATGTGATATTTTTGAGAGGGGATATATTTCTATATCCCCTCTCTTCGATTCATTCACTAAGGTGAATGGTACTGAAGAAACTACTTCGCAAAAACGTTAACGGAAGTGTTCGTGGTCGAGTAGACAATCGCCCCAGCAGGAAGCTGCTTTGAACCTACTTCGGACAGACCATAAACATTACCAGCACCATTACCCTGGTAGCAGAAAGCACCATTGGTATTGGCGGCGGCACTGGAGTTACCATTCCATGAACCAAGGGCGGCGCCAGAAGAAGCCTTCCCATTGCCAAACGCGTACCCACTACCAATAGCATTACCACTTGTAGTAATGTCGGTATTTGCCGAGTTACCTGCGCCAGCTTGCGATCCGATGTACTTATAACCATCGGGAGACATCCCTTTGTAGCTATCGGAGAAAGAGGTGCCAGTGACAACAGAATCAGCAGCAAACGAACCAGTCTGAGGACCCTTATTCTTACCAATTAAGAGCCCAGCAGTACCACCTTCAAAACCAGCAGCACTACCCTGAGACGACTGGCTACCAGCAATCCCCCAACCAGTAGAGCTCATCCCAGCAATACCAGTAGCAGTCTTGCTTCCCTGAGAAACATCACCTTCGCTATGGCCAAGAGCCGTAGCCGTAGGAGGAATGATCCAGAAAGAATTTTTGTTACCAGTGGTGATGGCAAACGAGTTGCCACCAAGGGACTCACCATAATTGGTGATCTGAACTGTGTTCTCGTTGGGACCGAATGCATGAGTATTGGTGCTGGATGCCTGCCCACCAGAATAGTTGCTACCATTAGCGGTTCCGCTTCCGGTAACAAGAGTGCTGTGGAAACTATTGGTATCCGTTACAACACCACCCCTGTTAAAGTAATTGATGTATGCACCATCTCCATTATTGAAAGATGTTGATCCACTGCCACCCACATAACTTACACAATTCGGATCTCCGGGAGCACATGCGAACGCCGGAGTTGCGATCAGAGCTGAAATCGCCAGAATCGCAAACAAACTTTTGAAACTTTTCTTCATTTGAAAAATCCTCCTTGGTATTTAAAGTCGTTTATTTATTGAAACTACATACCCATTCACTCTTGTATCTGAATCACTCCTCCTTTCCTGAATTTTCCCCCATGTCAACAAAGTTGACAAATTCTGCATTAATTCATTTCACGACGATTGTCTTGTTCTCAGCAGGGAAAAAGATCTGCAGATTCTGGGGATTAGCCACCTGCTTCTTCTTGTCATCCTTCTGCTGAATTACCGCGTTCTTGGTCGCTGTGTCAGTCACCTGTCTTTTATCCTTGTCGACGATGATTGGCGTCTCGACCCCAGGAATTGTTCCCTTGGGAATGAACGCAGTTCCTTCATCCGCCCCTGCCACGAATGGAATTGTCATTACAATTGCGACGAACAACACTAGTAACTTTTTCAAATATGCAGTACCTCCTTTCTTATATTGTTTACTCTAAACTAGATTGAAGATTGTATGGAGGGGATCCGTTTCCAAAGATTCCTCCCCCGGCAAGGTAGGGTGAATCTCCGTTCGTAATCCCCTCCATAAACCTGTGAGGTGAATCCAGTCTAGAGTAAATGGTTAAATTATATATTTAATAATGAATGCAACAACAACCACAGTTCCTCCCATTAATGCTGCCTTCCAAAATGGAAGATGGTCATAGAATAGAATTGCAGTTGCTGCAGCATAAGCAAAAACGAAGAACATTTCTTGAATTGATATCATATGTCACCTACTTTATGACATATTTAAACTCTGGATACATGGCAATGGGAAGACCATCCTCTGCAATAACAGCAGCACTGACCCTGTAGTTACCCTTCGTGATTGGACATACTAACTGGAAAGACTTATCCATATCAGCACCAGTATAAATTTGCGTTGTGGTCTTTTTAAACTCCCATTCCCATTGTGGTCGCTGCTCGATGACCTTGATTACTTTATATTTTTCCTTCTTCGGATTATAGACCCGAATGACCAGATTCAATGCCCTTGTATCCTCTGCTGGAAGTTTGTATTCTTGATAGAGATCGAGATACTCGGGAATTGTACTCTCTTGACTCTTCTCCACGGTTCTTACGATATGGAAAATAGTCTTGACTTCTGATCTGGAAGGACTTGATAGAAACAACTCATAGTTCCTTGCGGGAAGACCGGTAGCCGATTCATACACAATCGTCTCCGTTGCACAACCCATAAGGAAAAGGATAATGAATGGGAGTAGTATTTTCTTCATTTTATACTCCCCTCCCGGACGATGGCGAATGTGTACTTATCCACAATATGCCACCACTGTCCTTTTTCGAGTTTTACCCTTCCGCTTGTGGTTAATGCCCTGACTAATACTTCAGGATCATCATCCTCAAGAATTGGAATGAACTCGGTTGGTTTATCCACCCTATTCAGAATGAATAAACAGTACTGCTTTTTTGTAGCAGCAATAGTAACTAAATCAGCTGTCATAGGATTTGCCCTCCCATATTAATTGAATCTGTCGAAAAAACTATTCCGGGCATTACACCCAGAATAGTTTTTGGAATCTACTTGAACAACTCCTGTGCTCTTTTGATGACCTCATCGTCAGAGAGATCAGAGTTCAGAAGTTCTTCAAGTTTTCGATCCTGCTCTTCCCACTGTTTTCTGTGCCGCTCAGTGAGAGAAACTACTTGAACAGGATTAAGAGTGAGGGGTAGCTGAATCAGCTTTCCCATTGAAAGAGTCCCTCAACTGCTGGAGTTTTTCCTCAACACGGCGCATCTCCAACATAGTCGATTTGGCGGCATTCAAATCGCTCATAAAGGAAATGATGTCATCCTCTGACTTGAGTGTTACCCCTTCCAATTTGACTTCCTTGCTTGTAACAGCGAACAGATGTCTGAAATTCTTGTTCTGCGTCATAAGGTCCTTGCCTCCCTTGACTTAGTGTGATATAATATTAGAAAACGAGGTTAATGACTGCGGAAGCAACCACCGAGATAAAAACGGCAATTGCATACTGGTTAGAAACGACGAATTTTTTGAACTTCATAACTAAACTCTCCTTGCCTTGTTTTATTACCAATTTATATATATAGAATAAGTTTATATAAATGACTATTCCTGTAGTAATTCTGACTTGATTTTTGGTGTAAATTCCCCACAATAGTCATTAAAACTTCGTTCAACATAAGTTGGATATCTTTTACAGAAACCAGATGTTGAATCTTCTTTCTTTATGCTCCAGAATTTACAATTTTCACATTTTTCTTCCATATAAACATCTCCTATGTTAACCATTACATAAACCATTTGACACCTCTATATTAAGGATTCTCACCCCAGTATTTTCATAGTAATTAGTGGTCACTCTGGACCCTCAATGTGAGACGTTTAATTCCATATTTTACACAGTCTCCAGTAACATATAACATAATAAGGTGTTTAAAATAGTCCGGTAAATCTTCTGGTAAATAATTTAGCATGGATGTCCAGGATTCAATTTCAAATACATTAGTTGCGATTTGTTTTGCTTGCATTACTTCTGCTTCAATTCTTTGAGACATTGGTTTTCTTGATTTCCATGTTTGGAGTGCTTCTCGCAACGCTTTCTTTGTTTTTTCATCTTTAGTTGATGTAATCTTTTCTTTGTGTATTTTCTCTATCTCTTTATCTTTTTCTTCATACCAGTATCCTCGTTCATCGAAGTAATCTTTTAAAAATGATTTCATATCTCTTCGAAAATCAGCTTCGGTAGAAGAAGTGGATTCAATATATAATAAGAAACTTGCAGAAGAACTATTACTAACGAAATCTAATTTTATTTTCATTAATAACCCCCTTCACCATCAATTACAGTTATAAAATCTGGAATTTCAATGTTGTCATTATTTAAACCATCATAGCAAAGAGTTCTTTCAACTGCGTTGCCGCCATCATCACTTGCACTTAGAATATGAACTACACCACCATCTGAAAATATTTTTTCAGCTTTTTCCCATTTTTCTCTTTCCCATTTATTACCTTCTTTCATGTAACCATATTCTTTTTCAAATTCTTCAAGAGATTCAAATGTATGTTCAATTAACTCTCTTAAATTAATTTTAATTTTTATTTCAATTGGAATTTCATCATCCTTTTTGTATGTTGAACGATGTTCACCAATAATAAAACTACTTGAACTACTATTTGTAACGAAATCAAGCTTTGTTTTCATCCGATTCTTCCTCCATCTCTTTTCTTAATTCGTCGATGGTTTTCTGAATATAATCGTCACTTTTATTACTACCATATTGTTTTTGGTAATATAACCACTCATCAATTCTGTGTTCTATTCTTGTTTTTAGTTTTCCTGTCTGGAGGTTGAAGAAGTTTTGCTTATAAGATTTTTTGTACTCAGGATCAAACTCGCTAGTACTCTGTGTCTGATTATTTAAATCCTCCCAATGATGATTCCATGATGTATCTACCCGAATATGACCTGTCGAATCCCTATATAAAAATGATGGGTAGTTACACGACCACGGAAGAATAATATTTGTGTTTGGATCAATTTTTTTCAGTTTCTTCTTTGCAGAAGCTGCCCAATTAAACCTTTCACCGGGGAAATCTTGTTTATATTCCTTAATAATAAGGTCAATCATATCTTGAGCAGCTTCTGCAATTGTTAGTTCCTTATCGCTGAAAATAAATGAACTACTACTACTATTTGTTACAAAATCCAATTTTCTTTTCATGTATACCTCCTTAGAAAAACGTTACTTTTTTCTTATCGTAGTCAACAAGAACCATATAATCAGTATATCCACAGAGGTATCCATCTTCAGGATTACAACTTTCAATTAGATTTTCAATTGCTTTAACCACATTATAAAAAGTATCATCATCTGTGATTATTGGTTCTTCTGAAAATACATTACAGAATCCTTCATCATACTCTGTTTGAATTTCTGATTTTAAACATATATCAGAGAAATCCTTTCTCCTGAACTTAAGGTATTCTTTCCATAATTCTAAATGGTCAATGTTAAAGATCTTTTTTCCTTTAAAAAAATCTTTCACATCATATCCATCATGTCTTACTTTTCCTAACACGACGGAGTTTCCCTGTTTAATTAGAACTTCTGCTCCTGTCATTTTATAACCTCTAGTTTTATAGTTGGTTTACATAATGGATCATCTGTTGGAACTGAAACTTTATAACTACAGTTTCTACACATAAATGTTAATGCAGTGTGTTGAGTATTACAGTTTGGGCATAGAGAAAAACCATATTTATCTAATAGTTTTTGTCTTCTTTTATTATCTTCAGTTCTCCATTTTTTCCAATTTGGTGAATCCCAATCTGCTTTATATTTCCAATCAGATGGTCTTTTCCAATTTGGATTAATATCGTTTGGATCTCTTTCTATATTCTCGCTCATTTATATTCACCTTAACCTATTCCAAAATTAACTACATTTTTTAAACGCTCTGGTTTTTCACAGGGAACATATTTACCATCTCCAAGTTTTTTACTTTTTCCTTTCCATTCATACCAATGTTCTTTTTCAATGAATGGATATAATCCAGAAAAAGTTTCTTCGATGGATGCATAGTTGTATCCTGTTTCGTGAATATCTCCCCAGTTTTCAGTAATGCATTTTTTTGCTGTCTTTAAATCTGAATACCACGCAACAGTCCGTTTTTCATGTACAAAATTCCAATCACCATCTTTTCTTGGTCTATCAGGAAATAGGGGTTTGTTGTAATCAATTTCATGTGTTATGACAACATAGATTTTTTCTGGACCACGTTTCCCCATAGGAAAACTCCCTTGATCCAAAATTTTGAAATCTTTGTTTGCTACAAGGGATATTGAGTCAATCTTCTTTTTTTTCATATATTTCTCCCAAATAATTACTCTTTCTTGAATAAAACTTCTGCCTCAATCCATAACATTTTTCCAGAGTGATTTTTTTCAAATTTCTCTCTTGAAATGTGATATGGAACATCGTGTAGTTTTTTAAATCTAGATCCTAAATCCCCACCCCAATCAGATGCTTTATCTATTTCTATATATCCAGCGTGTCTTATTGCATGGATATATGCCCATACATGATCTTCACTTTTTCTTTGAAATGCTTGTCTTATATTGTGTGCATCAAAGAATTTTCCATTTTCAAAAGAGTTTATAAACTTTATAACTCTGTACCAAAGATCTCCTTGTCTGACTTTTTCTTGGTACTTCATAACTTCAAGGTTATGATTATAATATTTTATATTTCTCTGTTGCTCTCTACTTCTCCTTTGCATGATAATTACCTTCTCTGTTCAGTTAATACAACTAGATCTGTATCCAGTAGCTCAATATTTCTTCCTTCGTAATCCATTAAAAGACCAATTTTTGTACCAGCAAAGGGTCCATCGTTGTCACCAAAGCAAACTTCTAAAACATTGTTTATTCCATGTTCTTTTGCATACATGAGAATTGCTATTCTGGAGAAACAATTATAGATATAATATGCATATTTATCTTCTCCATATCTCTGCCATGTTTTAATTTCTTTTCTGATCTCGTCAAGTTTTTCTTCTATTGTTATTATTTTAGTTTTGTTTCTTACCGACTTTAAAGCATCAATAACAGCAGATGCATTGCATGATATTATACCATCCTCTTCTTCTGGGATAAGAGAATG